GGTGGCTCTGGTTTTGCTATGATCCCCATGCGTTGCTAATGATGTACCTACTATTTGGTACACTGCAACTACAGCATATGCCGGAACCACTAGCACAAACTTGGTCACCAACGGTGTACAGGTCTCTAACATTTCTGCCAGCACATTACCATATACGTCTGCAAACCTGGTTAATCCAGAGCTTCCAGGCCAGAGAAGTAATGCTGAGGCTAGAATAGTTGGGTGTGGTTTGAAGTGGAGGTACACAGGAAAGGAGGTAGACAGAGGCGGTTCTTTTGTTTCGTATGTAGATCCAAGCCACCAAACCGTCGAGAATCAGACCAGCAACACACTCATGGCCCTTAACCAAGCGGTGATAGGGCAACCAAATGCTAATCATTCTCTGGGTGGATCTATGTCAATCTTTGCGACTAACGCTCTTGAACAAGCTTTTCCCGAAGCTACAACAACTACAGACCCTACCACAGCTACCCTTGCTTACTTATACCCATACTCTGATGGTGTAGGTACATTGGTTAATGATGCGTATGGTGCACCTGTAGCTGCCGTGGTGTTCAATGGTACATCAGGTACTTCTTATTTGTGTGAATACATTGTTCATGTAGAGTACATAGGTAAGGTTACCCAGACTTTTGCAACACCTAATTCTGCAGATGCAGAAGGCACTATGTTGGTTCAGTCTGCTGCATCAAGTGCGCAGACGAAGCAAGCCTCGAATAACGGGGGTTCAATGCGTTCTTATGCTAAAGCTTCTATGCAAGAAGCCAAGCGTGAGATGATTGACATGGGCCATAAGGTGGCAATAGATGCGTTTGCATCAATCCTTTCTGAAGGGTTGTCAGCAGGTCTAAAAATGGTTTAATTTGAACGTTCGACGTGGTTAGCACCACAGACACAGCTAGGAGTAGCCTTTGCAGTTTTACGCACTGTATCGTATTAGTATGAAGCTGTAATAACAGCAGTTTTCCCCCCAGGAAAACACCCTAAAATCTAGAAGAAACACACAATGCCAAAGCACACAGTTACTAAACAATGGAACGAAACTTCGTTGCCTTTTATGAAGAGCGATCAAGCAGTTTACTCAACTCGGGTAGACAAGGTTAAACATGTCAAACAGGTTAGCCTTTTGCAAGCCAGAAAATGAGTCAATAATTAAAATGGAGGTAAAACCTAAG